GGTGGTGTGGTATTCTCGGCAGATTCAGGACGTCGGAGCACTATCTGGAGAGCTGGAGATACCTCAAAGATGGTATTTGGCGATACTTGCGATGCTTTCCTATCGGATGTCGCTGATACTTCCTCAGGTAGATCTTAACCGTGTGGCATTTTTAAAAGCTGAAGCGGCTGAATGCCTGAATCGGGCTGAACAAGAAGAGCGCGATAAATCGCCGATTTACTTCGCACCTAACATTTCAGTGTACACTAACTGATATGCCAAGATTTTTAAATACTCGTGGGCTTACATCGATAGCTATCGCGGTATGCGATCGGTGCAAGATGAAGAGGGCACTGGTCGCTCTGGGTCCAGACCCTAATTTTCCAGGACTTCGAGTGTGTGATCAAGGGTGTAAAGATCAATTCGACCCGTATCGACTACCGGCTCGAAAGACTGAACGAATAAATCTAAAATTTCCTCGACCAGATGTTAGTGTAGCAGTGACTCCTGCAGATGGTCCGGGGATTCCATATGGCGGCATAGTTATTGATGAATAGGATTTAAGATGGCACAAGCGAATTTTACGCCGATAAGTCTGTATTTTAGCACTGTAGCTTCCGCAATTCCGGTAAACACTAATTTAGTCAACGGTGAACTGGCAATTAACATCACCGACGGTAAGCTTTATTATAAAGATAACGCCGGCGTGGTTAAATTATTAGCCAGTAATGCAGCAGCCAGCGGTGTGACTTCGATTTCCTTCGGATCTACCGGTTTAACCCCAAGCACCGCGACAGGTAGTGCAGTAACTGTAGCTGGAACGCTCATCACGTCTAATGGCGGCACAGGACTCTCCTCGTACACTGCGGGTGATTTGCTATACTACGCGTCGGGTACTGCGCTCAGTAAATTAGCAAAAGGCACTACGGGTTATATTCTCGCTGCCGGTGCTGCAGCTCCAAATTATATTCAATTCGTACCGGTGGCCAATGGTGGCACCAATTCAGGTACTCAAAGCGGTGCAAGGTCGAATCTCGGTGCAGCAGCCAGTGGTGCAAATACTGATATCACTTCGATCGCATTGACTACAGGCACCATTACTACAGCGCCGGTTGGTAACACTGATATAGTAAATAAACTGTATGCAGACTCGATCGCTGAAGGTATTAACTTCCATGAAGCGTGTAGTTACGCTACTACAGCGAATTTAGGCACTGTAACTTATAATAATGGTTCTTCCGGTGTTGGGGCAACGCTTACTAACGCAGGAGCGCAAGCCGCTTTAGCCATTGATGGATACACGTTTACAGGTACTGATACTACTAATGCTACTCGCGTATTAGTAAAAAATCAAACTTCATCAGCACAAAATGGCGTGTACACAGTCACGAATCAAGGCTCAGGTTCTACTAATTGGGTACTCACGCGTGCCACCGATTTTGATACAACTGGTACTGGTGTGGATGTTATTGCTCCGGGTGACTTTTTCTTAATCGTATTTGGCTCCCTTAATGCGAGTACCGCTTGGGTTCAACAAACGCCGTTACCGATTACAATCGGAACTACTGGTATCGTATTTGTGCAGTTTGGCGGGGCTTCTGGTGGAGTGACTTCGTTTAGCGGAGGAACTACAGGTCTTACTCCTAATACCGCGACAGCAGGTGCTATTACTCTAGCGGGAACATTAGCAACGTCCAATGGTGGTACTGGATTAAGTGGCGCAACTCCATTTACAGCTAATGGTATTTTGTATGCTTCAAGCACTAGTGCACTTGCCAGTGGCTCCGCACTAACATTTAACGGCACTAACTTAGCTACTACTGGAAGTGCAACAGCGGCAAGTTTTATACCTACAGGCACTGCTGTTCCAACTTATGGGGTTTTTAAAAAATCAGCTACCGTATTAGGTTTATCCGCTGAAAGTAGTGCCATTGTGACCATATATGCCGCTGGGGGCGTAGGTATCGGTACAAATATTAGTTCTAGTGAATCGTTGCTTAAAATCGATCCGACTAACATCACGTATCCATTATTTACCCCTTCCACAACAAATGCTTTTGGTTTTTTTAATGCCGGTGGAACTTTTACCAAAAATGGTAGCTTCTCCCAAGTTAATGCAAACTCAATTAAGAGAACCACGCTTGTTCTTGATGATGGTGTTGATCCATATGACGCGGCTATTGCGACTACCTTGTACATTGAAAATGCACCATTTGCTTCAGGACTTACCACAATCACGGACCCGTATGCGCTTTATGTAGCAGCCGGTAAAACGTATTTAGGCAATCAGATAATTATGGGCGCTAGTACGTTGCTTAGCTCTATTGTGACCGGTGCTGTAGAGTACGATGGTGCAGGATACTTTACCACTGGTTCCAATGTCTCTGGTAGAGGTTATTCTCCGTCGGTGCAATTTTTCCGATTAACTTCAGATGGCTCCGCAATTGGACCATCCATAAATAGCTACTTCGGCTCTAATTCAACTCTTACATTTTCCAGTAGCGGGTTTTATGAGTTAGAAGCAACTATGTTCTTTTTAAAAACTACGGCTGGTACAGTCACGTTTACCATGACGTTTTCAAATGCACCTATTAACAATGATGCGTATTACGTAGGAACGCCGGTTGGTGGCGTAGGCACTGTAGGTTCACCGCAAACGGCAGCAATAAGCAAATCTACTGCTACCGCAGGTGCGTTACCAGCTACTGGTTCATTAACTACTGCGGTCGACCATCAGTATACTTTAAGATCCATATTTCAAGCTAATGCAAGTGGTGGTACATTAACCATACGGATTACTTCAAGCTCAGGTTCGGTAACACCCCGTATAGGTAGCTATTTCAAGTTAACACGTTTACCGGCTGTGAATACCGGATACTTCGTTTAAAGGCAACCCGCTGGCCTAAACAGCGATTTTTTTACATTTTGGAGAAAAAATGGGCAATACTGAAATTAAATTAAGCTTCACTCTGGACGAAGTTAATCGCATACTAGGCGCTTTGGGTGAAAGACCCTTCGTTCAAGTCACTGACTTAATTACCAAGATTCAAAGACAAGCACTGCCACAAGTGCCTAATCAAACGGAAGCTGCAGTACAAACTCCGGCAATGGTAGCGGATGAGCTAGTATAACCAATTATGAGGCCCTCGTCTGAGAAGGTGAGGGTTTTAAAAAATGGAAACACAACAACTATTTAATCTTGTCGTATCAATAGCTGGATTTTTAGGTGCATTTGTGTTCTTTACTGCAATGCAAAGAATACAGAAGCTTGAAGATAAATTATCTGAATTTCCGAAAGAATATATAGCCAAAGACGATTATCGGGCAGACATTGCGGAAATAAAGACCATTCTGAAACAGATATTTGATAAACTTGATAATAAACAAGATAAAAAAGGTGTCTTAAGTTGATCCTCTCACAATACTCGCTGCTGCAAAAATGGCTGCGGGGGCTATTCGTCAGGGTTGTGCAATGTACCAAGAGTATAAAGCTCAAGGTATGGAATTGGTCGATGCTTACGGTCAAGCTAAAGATGTGGTGGCTGACATTAGTAGCCATTTGGGGCATTTTTTTAAAGCGCATCAACAGCTTGAAAAGCACGTTCACGAGGAAGAATTAAAGACCAAGAAAACGCGTGATCCAGAGTTATCGGTAAATCAAGAAGCATTTAACCGAATCTTGGCTCAAAAAGAGATGCATAGACTCGAGACGGAACTTCGCGAGATGATGGTATATCAAGCACCCAAAGAACTCGGGGCGATTTGGTCAGAATTCGAAGTAATGCGTGACAGGGTAAAAGCTGAAAGAACTGAGGTACAACGGCAAGAGTTACTAAAGCAGCGGGTGGCTCAATGGCGACGGGAAAATATAAAAAGAAAAATCGCGGAGCAAATGACGTCAATAGTCGCGGTTCTGTTCGTAATATTGTGGTTTCTATGGCTGATGATACTGATAAGAACGAGTCACACGTACCATGGAACCTCCTCATCACCGTGGTGGTCTTGTGTATTGTGTTAGTCATAGTGCTTCCCGTGATGGGGATGATGTACGTAGACATGAACAACGCAACGGCTGCGGCAATGCAGGAAATTAAGAAAATGCGTGAACTACGGGCTAAACTTTTAATGGAAATGCAGGGGGAATAATGCTAACACTAATTTCGACATTTTTATCGTTCCTGATGGGTGGCTTACCCAAACTACTCGACTTTTTTCAGGATCGCGCAGATAAAAGTCACGAACTTTTGCTGGCTCAAATGCAGACCGAGCGTGAATTAAAACTACTCCAAGCGGGTTACGTAGCCCAGCAGCACATCGAAGAAATAAAATTTGATGAGATTAAAACCCAAACGGCTTCTGCCGAGAAAGTCTCGTTAATCGATGCTCAGAAATCCGAGATGGAAGCCATATATGCCCATGATATAGCTATCGGACAAGGCGCTAGTCCGTGGATGGTCAATTACCGCACGGGCGTACGTCCAACTATTACGTATGGTTTCTTTAGTCTACTAATGTTGGTAGAAATCGGTTTATTTTTGTACGGTTGGAATCGTGGTGTGGAGTTTAACACATTGGCAAATATGCTTTGGGATGATGAGACCCAAGCGCTGTTTGCAGCAATAATCAGTTTCCATTTTGGTGGTAGGGCGTTTGGTAAATGATTAGCAAAAAAGCGCTAGATATGATTAAACACCACGAGGGGGTACGGGTAAAACCGTATCGATGTCCTGCGCGACTCTGGACGATCGGCGTGGGCCATGTAATTGACCCCAATCATGCAAAAGTGCCGTTTGAGGAGCGTAATAATCTAGCAATTCCAGAGGGTTGGAACCGTGTGTTTACGATGGAAGAAGTCGATGTCATACTTGCAAAAGACCTTGAGAGGTTCGAGCGCGGAGTTCTTAAATATTGTCCTAATGCTGGCTCTCGTCAAGGCTGGTTTGACGCTCTGGTCAGCTTTAGCTTTAATTTAGGACTAGG